GTCTCTAGGACGTCTTGACGGAATAGAGAGATATAAGCCAGATACGCTCAAGGAGGAGATCTCTACGCTCAAAGACAAGTCGCAGAGAGTCATAAGCGTTCTAGAGATCAGAGATGACCAGACTAACATTCTGTACGACATGCTAGTAGCTGGCGATATAAGTCTTCACGTCTATCTGCATCTGTACAAGATCAACAGCGGTTTCTCGATAGACCTCGATCGTAAGTCTGTCTCGGATGAGTACAGAAAGTTCATCAAGATGTGCAGATGGCTCATAGATGACGGATTCGATCTGAAGGATGTATGGTTCCACGGAAGAGCCTGATACCGCTGTGACGAAATTTCGCATCGATAGAATCTAGTATATTTAAACTAAGCCCATCCGGAAGTTCCGGTGGAGGCGAAAAGGAAAGATAAAGGAAAGATAAAGGTAATAATATGATTGAGAGAAACTTTGACAACTACTTCGAGCAGATCAAGGGCGTGGCTTCCAAGAAGACTGGGAGCTCTTTTTCGATTGAGAACGAGTTCGTTCCCGTCATGGTGAACGGCGAGTGCGAAGTCGTGATGCGTCTTCTTCCTCAGCCGAAGACAGAAGCGGCTCCGTTCATCGAGAATCGCACTCACTCCTTCAAGGGTCCAGACGGCAAATGGCACGTCGTAGACTGTCTCCGCAAGTCTGGCAGCAAGTGTCCTATCTGCGACTGGAACTCCGCAGTCTTCAAGGCGTTCCCGAAGGAGAAGGCTAAAGAGCTTGCAAAGAAGAAGGCTAAGCGCGCTTTCGTGTCTAACGTATACATCGTGAAGAACCAAGCAGCTCCGAACACCGAGGGCAAGGTATACCGCTTCAAGTACGGCATCCAGATCATGGAGAAGATCCTGGAGAAGATGGCTGACCATGAGGATCCGGACAAGGGTCTCATCAAGGGAGTCAACGTCTTCGACTACTACAACGGCGCAAACCTGATCTTCAAGGCTAAGGAAGGACCTTACGGTCCGAACCCGAAGGACTCTTACTTCGGCGACATGAAGCCCATCAGCGACAAGAACAACGTTCCTCTCGACGAGACAGAAGTCCAGGCCATCGATGATCAGCTTCTCGAGCTCAAGCCGTGCGAGAAGGACACTTCTAGCGATACCTTCGAGTCCGTCTTGAACGTTTACGAGAAGTTCTCTGACGGCGAGAAGCTATACAGTCGAGTCGCTGACGCAGAAGGTAAGATCACTTACGAGCCGATCATTCCCGGAATCGCATCTGGAAACACTGCAGCTCTGAACGAATCTGTCAGAAGCGAAGCAGCAGTCGATGAGCCGGACGTTCGTCCTACGGCTGAAGCTAGCGACGACTTCTTCGACAGTCTGCAGTGATTAGTCATCGAGACTGGTTGGACTGACGACAACTGACATTTCCTTAAACTCCTACTAGCTAATCTAGTCAGTCCACGAGGTGAAGACAAGACATGTCACAGAGGCTTACGCTTCTGTGACATTTTTGCAGATACCGGTTTACGAACTGTAGAAATTTTCTTATATTGTATAAGAACTATATTCTGTCAGGAACTACTATATGAATATCAAAGACCGAAATCTCAGAGTACTCAACTTCACTTCATGGAGCCTGAACGGCGCTGTCTCCTCACTCATCTTGAGAGCTTACTACCCGAAGTGCAAGACTATATTCACGTCATATCGCAAGCAGGAAGAGATCACTAAGCTCCTGATCGAAGAGAAGGAGAAGACTGACTTAGTCATCTTCACGAACTTCGCACCGACATACAATCGCGAGTTCTATCTACGATACGACAAGCCTATTCTGATCTTCGACCATCACGAGAATGCTCTCTGGTGGAAGAGCAAGAACAATCCAGACTTCCACGTCCATCCGGACTACTCTGGCGCTATGATGACGTACATGTACTTCAAGCGCTGGATGGCAGATCTCGAGCGCTATGAGGAAGTCTCTAGCATCGCAGACGACTTCGAGCTGTGGAAGCTCAACGACACTCGATCGTTCCACTTCAACACGCTGTTCTGGAAGTCTGAGAGTCCTTACGAGTTCATGAGGCGCTGGTCGGATGGAGGCAAGCTGTGTCTGACTGATTCAGAGAAGGATCTTCTGAAGGCGCACGTCGCTGAGTGGAAGGAGTACTACGCTAGTCTTCCTCAGCTCGACATGGAGTACAACGGTCGCTTCATCACATCTAACGAGTTCCATGCGGAGATCAGCAAACAGATGGACATGGAAGGAGTCAACTACTTCCTCATCTATCATCCGAAGTCGAGCTACGTGACATTCCGGTCCTGCTCTGCCGTGATCGACTGCAAAGAGATTCTACGAGACATGCAGATATTCACAGCCTCTCCTAAGGTAGGAGTCATCCCTTGCAAGTCTGTCGATGACGCTAAGAAGATCTGCTCTGACATAGAGAAGCGCATCGTGTCACATCTTCCGGAGAGGGCATAAATAGACTGCTATGGACAGAGTCGACGAACAGACTAAGACATACATCTTGGAGAAGTACATCCGAAGGGCTGTCGACGGAGTCAAGCACCGTGGAAGAGGACACGAGATAAAAGTCTGCTGTCCGTTCTGCGGAGACAAGGAGTTCAAAGGCACTCTGTGGCTGACCAACACATACCGCTGGTGCTATACATGCTGGAGAGCTTCATGCCGTTGCGCCGACCACGGAATCTTGGCGACGAAGTGGCTGAAGGAAGTCAATCCGTCTCTACACCAAGAGTACCTAGACGAGATCAAGTCTTACGGCAAGAAAGACAAGAAAGAGACTGACGCTCTGAAAGTATTCATCGAGCGTCAGCGTGAAGATGACGCTATCAAGCAGAAGAAGATGCTAGAGAGCGACATGGAGAAAGACAAGCAAGCGACGAAGTTCTTCAAGAAGATCACGACTCCTGGACAGTTCCAGCAAGCCGCGATAGAGTTCTGCAAGAAGCGCATGATACCGGAGGAAGTATGGAAGAAGTTCTACTACTGCGACGAGGGCAAATATCACGGGCGCGTCATTATTCCGTTCTACGACAAAGACGGGAAGATCGTGTTCTTCCAGGGACGCACCTTAGACGGGAGCAAAGCCAAGTATATGTCGAGGGTGGGACATACCGCTCTCTACAACTGGGACTTCATCGACAAAAGCAAGGCGATCGCTGTGCTAGAAGGCCCGATAAACGCCATGTTCGTTGAGAATGGAACAGCCACAGTCGGAGCAGGATCGTCTGGAGGACTCGACGCTGTTCTGAAGGATCTAGACTGCTGGTACATATTCGACAACGATGACGCTGGCCGTAAGCACGCCTACAAGAAGGTTCAGGAAGGAAAGCCCGTCTTCATGTGGAGCGTGTTCATATTCTCTTACAATCTGCCGAGAGACATAAACGACATCAATGACGCTATCATGTTCCTCAAGAGGACGAAGAAGTTCTCAGTTCGTGAGCTGCAGCAGTGCTTCACTCGTTACGTCGAGCAGTACAAAGCGCTTGAGCTCGCGAAAGTGAAGCCGAAGACTATCAAACCAAACGACAACGCCGAGACCGAAGAGGACGGCATAGACTAAAGGAGACGATGATGAACACAGACATCTACTGTGAGATCGACCAGAAACTCGCTACCGAGATCTACATGATTAAAGTCAAGAACTGCGATCTGTCTCAAGATCCGAAGAGCCCGTTCGCTAAGTGGCTCAACAAGACGAAGAAGTGGCGCACTAAGTGCCAGATGCGCATGCAAGAGAAGCCCTGGTCGTCTAAGAAGGAAGTCTACATCGCTAGAGTAAAGTAGCTATGTCATGCTACGCTAAAAACTACTATCAGGGAACTTTCGTTCCTAAGCATCCCGAGAAGTGCCTGAACTTCAATGGAAAGCTATATCCCGACAAGACGCTTCCGATCACGTACAGAAGCTCTTGGGAGCAGATCCTGTGCAACTTCTGCGACATGCAGGTGAACATTCTGTCTTGGGGGTCAGAGGTCGTAGAGATTCCATACTACTCCGAGATCGATGGAAAGACCCACCGCTATATTCTAGATTTTCTCATCATACTCAGGAACAAGAACGGCGAGATCAAGAAGTACGCAGTCGAAGTGAAGCCAGACTCTCAAGCTGAGAAGCTAGACGAGAATGGAAACGTGATATACCCACAAGCGCCTAAGCGGAAGACTCAGAAGTCTCTAGCTAAGTGGCAAGAGCGCTGCCAAGTGATACGGAGAAACGCTGAGAAGTGGGAAGCTGCAAAAGAGTGGGCTAAGCGCAGAGGGTTCGAATTCAGAGCTATAACCGAGAACGAGATATTCGGCCTAACTGGAGCAAAGCCCGCATAGAAGTCCCATATATATAAGAATATAAAGGGACTATAAGCATGAACCTTAACTTTCTGAACTTTCTGAGCAGCGACTTTCTCAAGAACGAGGAAGATGCTCAGACTCTGCGTGAGCTAGAAGCTCGCAACAACTCTATA